TTATATTTAGTTATAGGAATCTATTTATCAAGAAAACAGTACAAAAAAGTACTGTTTCCTTGTATTAAGTTTATAGAAATTAAAGAGCGTTTTTCTTCTCTTGAATCTCAGCACGTCTTGACTTTGCAAGTTTACCCATGTTACCTAAGGCTTTTCTTGCTCTTGCCGCCGCCGCTTTGACATTCTTTGTATCGAATGACTCTGACTCTTTTAAATAGTTTTCATATTCAGCAATAATTTGCTCATGAATTGTTGACATATCTTTCTCCTGTAATGTGTTTATAAACGGTGCTCCAGAACTTTGCAAGTGGAATACCGTCTACGAATTCGTTCTTATTATATTCGTGTTCGATGATGATAGGGTTCAGTCCAAGTCGTTTACCGACCAATGCATTTTCTACCTTATCTTCTATCCACCAGGCCCCTGAACCTTCGTACTTTGCAAGTGCTTCATCTTTGTCAGCACCCGTAGGCAAAAAGGTAATGTCGGAAATAGTGCCTTTACCAAACACATCTTCGCAGTTCATTCTGCGTAGTGCTTGTGCAGGCCTGTCCGTGTGTAATGATGTGATAGCCTTAAATTCATAGCCTTTTTCTTTAAGTGCTTTCATAACCTCTACACTGTCTCTCAATGGTTCCAAGAAAGCGATCCAAGCACTTCTGTTGAAATACTCGATTAAGAACTTGCCTTGTTCTACACTTATCTCTTTACCATGTCGTTCTTGCATCCATTCAGTAACTTTGTATTTTGTATTGTCTACTTCAACAATATTTTCCAAAGCCATGAATTGTAAGAAACTGTTCTTCCAGTCTAAGACTGTACCGTCAATATCGATTAAAATTAATTTGTTGCTCATGATAATGTTTTAATCCCTGTGGTTACTTCAATATACTTCTTCTGTGTCTCCTTCTCACACTCTGCAATAACCATTACACTTGTTCTTGGTAGTGTAATATCTGCAAGTGGATTAGCAGTCATCATAAAGGAACCTAACACAAGACCTTTTGGACCTTGCATCAGTGTTAACGGCTTATGCAATTTGTAAACATCATCTCCAATAGATTCAATACGAGCAACTATCTCTTCTCCTGATACGAGTTTGATAGATACAGTATCTCCTTTTTTGTATGGTGTTTCAATTAGCATTATTGTTTAATTCCTTCCATTCCGGTTTCTTCAACATATGAAGCCAAAGCCTCATAGCCTCCTATATACTTACCGTTAAGGATAATTTGCGGTACCGATCTTGGCTGTGGCATACCATTTACTTCAAATTCTTCAAGTAATTGCTCACGGGTTAAGTCTGTTCCGACTTCTTTTACTGTGTATTCAATATTCAAATTATCTAATAGTGCCTTTGCTTTAACACACGAAGGGCAAGATGGTTTTGAATAAACGACTGTTGGTTGTTTGCTCATTGTACTTCCTTTGCTTTTGGTTATAGAGTAAATCCTTTGAACGTATCTTTTTCTACGTCTTGTTTAATTCCACCAATTAGATAACTCTCGACTTCTGTTTCTTGTGGTGCGACTTGTAATCCTGCACTTGACAACCAATGTTGTGTCCAAGGTAAAGGATTAGTGTTAAGTGGACGATCGTAAATTGTTTTAAGACCAAGTGCTTTCAATCTCTTGTTAGCAATAAACTCTACATAGGCATGTAGTAAGTTCTCGTTCAAACCAATAATTGATCCGTCTTTGAACAAATAGTCTGCCCAACGTTTTTCTTCGTCAACACAATCTCTCCACATCTGATAAACATCTTCTTCACATTCTTTTGCAATCTTAACAAAGTCTGGATCGTCATCACCTTTCGCCCAATGCTTTAGAATGTGCGTTGAAAGGTTAAGGTGTGTTGCTTCATCTCTTGCAATTAATGAAATGATCTTTGCAGACCCTTCCATAAGTTTAAGTTCACCAAATGCAAACGTACATGCAAATGAAACATAAAAACGTAAACCTTCTAAGATGTTTACAGTCATCATTGCTTTGTACAGTTGTTTCTTAACTTCGTATAAATCGCCTTTACCTCTTTCAAAGTAATCAGTAGCGATATTATAAAACTTATCGTATTCTTTTGTAACACTTTCAGCACGTTCGATAATTTTCTCATCATCTAAGATTGTATCAAACACTTCTGCTGGATCAGGATAGACGTTCTTAACAATATGTGTATATGAACGACTATGGATAGTTTCAAAGAAGTCCCATGCTACAACACAACTTTCTAATTCAGGTACAGAAACATATGGCAAGAAAGCAAGACATGGTCCTCTTCCTTGTACACTATCAAGTAACGTTTGATATTTCAAGTTACTTGTAAAGATATGTTTTTGCTCTGGACGAAACTGTGCATAGTCCGCCCTATCCTTCTGAAGGGAAACCTCCTCAGGTCTCCAAAAATAACTTAACATTGTCTGATTAAGTTTATCAAATTCTGGGTATTTGAATACGTCATACCTCTGAGTATTCTGATCCTCACCAAAGAACATGTGTTGCTTTGTGAAATCTACTTTGTTCTTATTGAACACTGTTTTCTTTGACATTTGCTTTATGCACCTCTCTCTATGTACTTGTATATGTTACTATCTTTATTTAAGTTTGTCAAGTATTAAATTGCACAAGAGTCGCAATATTCTTCGTATTCTTCATCAGAACCGTTAAATTGGTCTCTTGGAACTTCTACATTGACAAGTGGAGTACTTATCTCTTCTTTCGGTTCTTCTACTTCATCAGCACCTTTAAAGTCATAAGTATTCTGATAATAACTTGTCTTCCAACCGTACTTGTATGTGTTCAATAAGTCCTTAAACATTATGCTCATAGGTACTTCATTGTTTTCGAAGTGTGTTGGATTATATGACCAGTTACCACTAATGGCTTGATCGAAAAACTTCTGCATTACTGCTACTATATTGATATAACCATCATTGCTTGGCATATCCCAAAGTAGTGTGTAGTAATTCTTTAATGTAGTATATTGTGGAACAATTTGCTTAAGAGGCCCTTTCTTGCTTTTCTTAACGGACAAGTATCCTCGAGGTGGCTCAATACCGTTTGTGGCATTCGACACAATGGAACTGCTTTCCGATGGCATCTGTGCGGACAAAGTTGAGTGCCGTAGGCCGGACTCAGCGATAAGTGATCTAAGATTTTCCCAATCATACTTTAGTTTAATGTTACATACTTCATCAAGTTCTTTTTTGTAATGGTCAATTGGTAAAAAGCCATCAGCATATTTTGTTCTATCAAAGTAATCACATTTACCTTTCTCTTGTGCAAGTTTGTTAGAAGCCTTTAACAAGTAGTATTGAAATGCTTCTGACAGTTCGTGTACTTTTGTTAATGCTTTCTTGTCGTTGTATTTAACTCCTTCGCGAGCCAAGTAGTGTGCAAGTCCAATATAACCTACGCCTAACGAACGTCTTGCTTTTGTAGATACTTCTGCCGCTTTCACAGGATATCTTTGGTAATCAATAATTTCATCTAATGCTCTAACGGCAAGTTCACATAGTTCTTCTAAGTCATCTAACTCTTTAAGTACACCTACGTTAATTGCAGAAAGGATACACAATGCAATCTCACCTTGCTCATCATCAATGTGCTTCAATGGTTTAGTTGGCAATGTAATCTCTTGACACAAGTTACTCATGTACACTGTGTCTTTGAATGAACTGTGTGTATTAGCATGGTCAACGTTCATAAGATAGATACGTCCTGTTTCAGCACGTTCTTTTAACATTGAACTAAACAGTTCCATTGCTGGAATAGTTTTCTTTTTAACCTTAGGATCCTTTTCTGCTAACTTATAAAGTCTTTCAAACTCTTGTTGGTCGCTATAGAATGCTTCGTATAGTCCTGGCACATCGTGTGGTGAGAAAAGACTTATTTCGCTACCAGCCAAAAACCTTTCATACATTAATTTATTAAGTTGAATTGAATAATCTAACTTACGTACTCTGTTGTCCTCTGTACCTTTGTTATTTTTTAGTACAAGGATGTCTTCAATCTCTTTGTGCCACAATGGAAAATGGACAGTAGCACTACCGCCACGTACACCATTCTGTGTACAACAACGTACAGTACTTTCAAACTTTTTAAGGAAAGGAATAACACCTGTGTGTGCTACTTCTCCTCCTCTGATCTTTGAGTTGATGGCTCTAATTCTTCCACTATTAATTCCGATGCCTGCTCTTTGGGCCGTGTAACGTCCAATAGCCATGTCACTACTAAAAATGGAATCGAGGCTATCATCACTATCAACAAGAACACAAGAAGCAAACTGGCGAACAGGAGTTCGAACGCCTGCCATAACAGGGGTCGGTATGTTGATTTTAAAAAGCGAGGTCGCGTCATAGTATCTCCTTACGTAGTACATTCTTTCCGCTTTAGGATAATTTGCAAACAAAGTTGCGGCAATCATCATATACATGTGCTGAGGAGTTTCAAACAGTTGTCCACTGCTTCTATCTTGACACAGGTACTTGTCAACAATTTGTCTTAGTCCTGCATACGTAAAGTTCTCATCACGGTTACGTTTAATGTATTTGTCTAATGTTAATATTTCTTCTTCTGAGTAATATGCTAAGATGTCTGGATCGTAAACACCACGGTCGATGTTTGTCTTAATCATTTGCATAAGAGGAGCATTGTCGAATTCGCCGTAGACATCTTTGTATGTTGCGTACAATAATAAACGTGACGCCACATATTGATAGTTAGGATTTTCTAAACTAATCAAATCATTTGCAGACTTGATCATAATTTCTTGAATTTCGTCTGACGACATACCATCGTAAAACTGAATGTGTGAACTCATTTCTACTTGCGATGAACTAACGCCTGTTAATCCTTCACATGCAAATTCTACTACCTTGTGGATCTTGTTTACATCTAATGGCTCGCTGGAACCATCACGCTTTTTTATGTTAATATTTGACATTCGACTTCCTCTTCTTTCTTACATTATGCAAAAAAATATTTAGTGAAGAGCTGGCATTGGATATACCTTTTGTGGTACCCAACTTCCTGGCGCTTCGTTGTGTTGTATTATGCTTTTGCCCATAGGTTGTATAAAAGTTTGTCCTATAGATAAGAGCATAAAGGTTTCCTGTTTTTCAACTTCCGTAATAATATGTATCTCAAAACGGTTCTTGGAAAACCGTTCTGTTAATTGTAAAGTATAACATATTCCTAAAATAATGCAAGTCTCTGTGTAACCATTTTCCTGAATAAGTTCCCATGGACCACGCCAAGTTCGGTTATCCCATATGTTAATACTCTTGTTATGTACTACCGGAGCATGTGAGTAGGCTTCTACAACATCACGTAACGGATCTTTCGATGCTTCGAGTGTGTCTCGGAGTGCCTTCCATTTGATTAATCTATCCTCATATACTTCTGAAAACATTATGTTACTATTTAATTTTTAATTGATACTTTGTATGTAAAGTCGGCATTTTCACTAACCACGGTGTTCTTCATTCTAATTGCTAACGTGTCGTTAACAGTATCAGAATTGATATCAAATAGTTGTGCTTTTAACTCTAACTTGTCTGCAATTCCTGCATCTCCGTTATAGTCATATGTGTCACTGTATGTTACTGAGTCATTGCTTTTGTTAACAATAACTTCTAATATACCTTGACGCATAGCATCTACTTGGTTACTCTTATATTGGTATTCAATAATGTATGTACGAGTATAGTCACCTGGTAGTCTAAAGATAGTTTCAAATGAGTTCTGTTGAATTGTTTGTATCTTATTACTAAAACTATATCCTGAATGGATTGGTCCTTGTACTTCTGAAATGTAAGGTGTAGTTTGGAAAGCAGTATCTAACATAAGATCGTTTGTTCTGCTAAACCAATCGCCACAAGTCTTGTTGCCTTCCTGTACACTATTGATAATAGTGTAAGCCGCCGCAGTACTTGTACCGCCGTTGTTACCTACATTTAAAAATTTG